AGAGAGGGGTACCTAGCCCCTCTCTTATTTGAAGGAAAAGAAATGCAATTATTCGGTTTCGAATTTAAACGTAAAGTTGATTTAGATGTTGCACCGTCGTTCGCTCCAAAAGAGCAAGAAGATGGTGCAGTAGTTATTGCTGCAGGTGGTAGTTTCGGTACATATGTTGATCTTGATGGTACAGTAAGAACAGAAGCTGAATTAGTTACTAAATATCGTGAAATGGCATTGCAACCAGAAATTGATGCAGCTGCCGACGAAATCGTTAATGAAATGGTAAGCCTTGATGAAAAAGATTTAGTTGAAATTCAATTAGATAATTTGCCAGCTCTACCAGAGACTATTAAGAAAAAAATTCGTGAAGAGTTCGAAAGTTGTTTGAATCTAATTGATTTCCGTAAACATGCTTATGAAATTATGCGTCGTTGGTACATTGATGGCCGTTTGTATTATCATGTTATTATTGATGACAAAGATCCACAATCAGGTATTAAAGAACTTCGTTACGTAGATCCTCGTAAAATTCGTAAAATTCGCGAAATTGCCAAGCGTAGAGCTAAAGGTGGTATGGATCATGGCGAATCAATCATTCCAAAAACACAAAATGAATATTATATTTTTAATGATAAAGGATTTAACTACGGCAATAAAGTTACTGGTCCAACAACTACAGGATTACGTATTGCTAAAGACTCTATCCTTCATGTTACATCAGGATTAACTGATACTCAGGGAACCATGGTTCTCTCTTATCTACACAAAGGTATCAAGGCTCTTAATCAGCTACGTACTCTTGAAGATGCGCTTGTTATCTATCGCCTCGCACGTGCACCCGAGCGCCGTATCTGGTATATTGACGTTGGTAACCTTCCTAAGATGAAGGCAGAACAGTATGTTCGTGATATCATGGTTAAACATAAGAACCGTCTAATATATGATGCTGATTCTGGCGCTATTCGTGATGACCGTAAGTTTATGACAATGCTAGAAGATTATTGGCTACCTCGTCGTGAAGGCGGTAAGGGTACAGAAGTAACTACACTTCCTGGTGGTCAAACACTCGGTCAAATGGACGATGTATTATATTTCCAAAAGAAATTGCTACAAACTCTTAACGTACCAGTAAATCGTCTTAACTCTGATGCATTGTTTTCTCTTGGACGTGCTACTGAAGTTAGTCGCGACGAATTAAAATTTAGTCGTTTTATTGGAAGACTACGTGGTCGTTTTTCTCAGCTATTTTTAAATCTTCTTGGCAAACAATTAGTTCTTAAACAAATTATGTCAATTGAAGACTGGGAAAATATTGCTGGTGAAATTATATTTGATTTTGCCAAGGATAATTATTTTACTGAACTTAAAGATGGTGAAATTCTTGACAATCGTATTAACCTTGCACGTAATTTCCAGGATATGATCGGTAAGTATTATTCCCACGAATGGCTACGTAAAAATGTTCTTCAAATGTCAGAAGATGATATTGAAGAAATGGATAAACAGATTGAAGAAGAAAATAATTCACAAGACCCACGCTGGATTAACCCACAAATTCAACAGAATGAAATGGGTGAACAGCAAATGGAACAACAACAGCAACAAGGCAGTACAGATCAGAATCCAGCTGCTGGCGATGATGACGTAGCTGTTGATCCTAAACATGACGAACAAACTAGAAAAATGCAAACAGCGAAAGCTACATATGATTTGCTTTCACAAAAGAAAAATAGAACGCTAAGTGATGAAGCTAAGTTTAAATCTGCTGCTTTAATTTTAGCTAAAAATAAATAAGGAGATGATCAATGACAGAAGATAATAAATACAATATGAATGATTTAGTTAAGTTCAGCATTGAACAAAAACCAGTTGATTTTCGTCAAGCATTTGATGATTTGATTAGCGATAAACTTCAAGCTGCTGTGGACAACAAGAAATTAGAAATTGCACAGAGCATGTTTAATGCTCCAGAAGAAGAATAAGGGTAATTAGATGGCAAAGTTTCTCAAAGACGTTTTAAAAGGTAAAAACACCACTACCAAAAAGACAAACGATCTTGGTGGTTACGAGCCCAAGGCTGGTGACGAAGAGAAGTTTGCCAAAAAGCACGAAATTGATGTTCATGATAAAACAGAAGCTCCTGAACATCAGTTTAAAGGTGGTACAAAAGAAGCTAAGTTTCCTAAACAAAAAGATGGTGTTTATGAAGCAAAAGAAGCTGAAGATGTAAAGTGCAATCACACTCCAGGTCAAACTTGGTGCCCAATGCATAAAATGACTGATTGTTCGTCTGTAAAAAATATTAAAGAAGCAATGACACCTAAGCAAAAGCAGCAAGCAAATAGAGTAAAAACAATGCCTGGTAAAAAGGGCAATGTTATGGCGAAGTCAAATTTCGAAGCTCCTTTTCATAATGTTCATGCTGTAATTTCTAAGGGCGATGGCAAAAAAGAAACAGTAAAGCACGAAATTCAAGCTAAAGACAAACATGATGCTATGTTTGACATTCAAATGTTACATCATAAAGCTGGTAACAGAGTTCATGATACAAAATATAAGGGTATCGTTAAAGAAGAAGCTCTTGACGAAGTTCTAACTAAGTCAACAACTGCTGGCGAAACTATTAAGGATTTTGTCCATTCAAAAAATCCTAAGTTTGCTGGTAAATCTGCAGCAAAGCGTAAGCAAATGGCACTCGCTGCTTATTATGCAAAACAGCGTAATGAAGATCTTGCAGAACCTCTACTCCAGGGCGATGCTGGAAATGCTGGCAAAGGCGACGGCAGCGCTGAAATGGTAAAGACAGAATTAAAAGCTCTTGCTAATAAAGCTTTGAATCTTGTTATGCATATGCCAGAATCAATGCATATTGAGCCTTGGGTACAGGCTAAAATTGCTATGGCAAAAGCTGGTGTTAGTGCAGTTCATGATTACATGATTTATGGTAATCATGAAAATGAACAAACTGATACTCCAATGGATCTTACTACCGCTGGTTCCAGAGCATCTAACCCAACCAATTCGCTGCCAGATTTTGCAGCTGATGTAGATACAGGAAGAAACGTATGAGCGCAATAGTAAAACCTCTTGGTATAGAAGCTGTAATGAACACTGTAAACTACAGTGCTTATGGAAACAATACACTTGTAAGAATTTCGCATAGTTCCGCAGTTACAACATCGGCTTTAATTACGTGTAAAGATTCATCTAACACAAACACTAATTGGACTTTGACTGTTGTTGGTGGTGATAGCGTTGTTGTTCAAAAAGGCGCTACAGATATTTTGACTTGTAATAGTGCAGATACTTCTGTATCTGCTGTAGCTGTTGCTTATAAAAATTAAGGTAATAAAATGAAACTTATCACCGAACTTTTCGAAGATATGGAATACATTACCGAAGCCAGAGAAAATGGCGAAAAGGAACATTATATCCATGGTATTTTTCTCCAGGCTAACAAAAAAAACCGTAACGGTCGCATTTATGAAATGACTGTTTTGGAACCTGAAGTTAATCGTTACGTAACTGAAATTGTTAGAAACAATAGAGCTTACGGTGAACTTGGTCATCCCGAAGGTCCATCAATTAATCTTGATAGAGTTTCTCATTTGATTACAGAACTAAAACGTGATGGTAGTAATTTTATTGGTAAAGCAAAACTTACTAATACACCAATGGGAAATATTGCAAAGGGTCTTTTGGGTTCCGGAGCTAACCTTGGTGTTTCTTCTCGTGCTTTAGGATCATTACAACCAGACCATAAAACTGGTGCTATGATGGTACAACCCGATCTTCGTCTTGCTACAGCAGCTGATATTGTTGCTGATCCATCTGCTCCCGATGCTTTTGTTAAAGGTATTATGGAAAACGTTGATTGGATTTATAATCCAGTTAATGGAACTTGGCATGAAGAAAAACTTGACAATATGAAAAAGCAAATTCATAATATGTCACTACAAGAAATTGAAGAGCGTAAGCTTTCCATTTTCGAAAACTACATCAGCTCTTTAGCTTTTAAATTTAATAAATAATAAATAATTCTAAATTCCACAGGGAGACCTCACGATGTCAATTAAAAGTTTTCAAATGAAAGACCTTCTTGAACAGGTTGCTATTCAAGAAGCTAAGAAAAAGAAAAAAGAAGAAGAAGATGATGAAGAAGACGAAATGGACGAAGAATTCGTAGTCGAAAAGAAGTCTTCTGAGGAAGATGATGAAGAAGACGATGAAGAAGAAGATGGTAAGAGCAAGAAAAAAGGCTCTAAGAACAAATCTATCGATGGCGAAGAAGACGGCGAAGAAGAAGAAGAAGACGAATCAGGCAAAGTTAAGAAGATGAAGAAGAACGCTCATATGAAAGAAGATACTACTGCTATGCTTTCATTGAAGCCAGCTTCTCGTGCTGTTGACGATCCTAAGTCAAAAATTGGCATGATTGCTCATATGATTGGTGCTATGCATGCAATGAAAAAAGAAGATCTTGTAAAGTGGTTCGATATGACCCATGCACAAATTGGTCACGAAGCAGACAAGCTTCCAGGTTCTGCTAATGAAAAGAGCAACGAAGCTTCTATTCGCATGAAGGGTTCTCATGCTGTAGGTAAGGGTGGCGCTTCTGTAAACGATCCAATGCCAAAGCTTAAGAAGCTTTCGGTTAAGGAAGATGTTGAAGAAATGTTCGCTGGCACAGATCTTTCAGAAGAATTTAAAGATAATGCCTCAACTCTATTCGAAGCAGCTGTTAATGCACGTTCAATGCTTGAAATTGCTCGTCTAGAAGAAGAATACGAAGCTGCTTTCGTAGAATCTGTAACTGAAATTACAGAAGAACTTACATCTAAGCTTGATTCATATCTTGAATATGTAACTGAGCAGTGGATGGAAGCTAACGAAGTTGCTATTGAATCAACACTTCGTAACGAATTAATGGAAGAATTTATTGGTGGTCTAAAGGGACTATTTGCTGAACATTACATTGACGTTCCACAGGAAAAGATCAGCGTAATCGAAGCTCTTGCTGAAAAGGTAGAAACACTTGAAGCAGTTCTTGATGAAGCCATTAATGAAAACGTAGAGCTCAAGAGAACTGTGGCGGATGTTGTAAAGGATGATATTCTTGAAAGCCTATGCGATGGTCTTGCTCTTTCACAAGTAGAAAAGTTCAAGGCTCTTGCAGAAGGCATTGACTTTGACGGCGATTTGGAAACTTATGGTAAGAAATTAGCTTTCGTTAAAGAAAGTTATTTTACTGCCAAAAAGTCTTATGCATCTACTAACATTGAAGAAGAAACTTTCGAAGGTGATACTTCATCTAACGTAAGTTTTATCGATCCAGTCGTCAATCGTTACGTACAAGCTATTAACAAAAACGTAAAGAAATAAGTTTTATAAATATTAAACCAACACCTTAAGAAAGGGAGACAAAAATGTATCTAGCTGAGGAAATTCAAAACAAGTGGTCGCCTGTCCTTGACCATGACGCTCTAGGCGCCATCAAGGATCAGCACCGTCGTTCCGTAACTGCAGTAATGCTCGAAAACACAGAGAAGGCTCTTCGCGAAGCTTCTGCTCATGGTTCATACCAGACTCTTACTGAAACTGGTATTGCTCCATCAGCAGTTAACGCCATGGGTGGTTCTTCGTCAACTGCTGGTACTGGTGGTATTGATACTTTCGATCCAGTATTGATCAGCCTTGTACGTCGTGCAATGCCTAACCTTATTGCTTATGATATCTGCGGCGTTCAGCCAATGACTGGTCCAACTGGACTTATCTTCGCAATGCGTTCAATGTATTCTAACCAGCAGACTAACTCAACTGGTTTCGCTCTTGCTCAGGGCGCTGCTGTAACCCAGGAAACTTTCTATCAGGAAGTTAACACTGCATTCTCAACCATTCCTGGTGCAGATGCTAACGTTGCATTCGCTGGTAATAAGGGTACATTCCCAGGTAATTCTAACACTTCAGCTCTTACTGCTACCAATACATATAATACTGGTACTGGTATGACTACTGCACAGGCTGAAGCTCTTGGATCAAACAATTCTAGTGCTTCTGACTTTGCTCAGATGGCATTCACAATTGAAAAGGTAACTGTAACTGCTAAGTCCCGTGCTCTAAAGGCAGAGTACACTATGGAACTTGCTCAGGATCTAAAGGCAATTCACGGTCTTGATGCTGAAACAGAACTTGCTAACATTCTTTCGGCTGAAATTCTTTCTGAAATCAACCGTGAAGTTGTTCGTACTATCAACATCACTGCTGTTGCTGGTGCTCAGGACAATACAACTACTGCTGGTGTATTCGATCTTGATACCGACTCAAACGGTCGTTGGTCAGTTGAAAAGTTCAAGGGTCTTATGTTCCAGCTTGAGCGCGAAGCTAATGCCATTGCTCGTCAGACTCGTCGTGGCAAGGGTAACCTTCTAATCTGTTCTTCTGACGTAGCTTCTGCTCTTCAGATGGCTGGTGTTCTTGATTACACTCCAGCTCTTAACAGCAACAACCTTCAGGTTGATGATACTGGCAATACTTTCGCTGGTGTTCTTAACGGTCGCATGCGTGTTTATATCGATCCATACGCAATCGGTGGCAACTATCTAACTGTTGGTTATAAGGGTTCATCAGCATTCGACGCTGGTCTATTCTATTGCCCATACGTTCCTCTACAGATGGTACGTGCAGTTGATCAGTCAAGCTTCCAGCCAAAGATCGGCTTTAAGACTCGTTACGGCATGGTAGCCAACCCATTCGCTGAAATGAATTCTTCTTATCAGCCAGTTAAGGGTGATGGCGAACTTGCTCTCAGCAAGAACGTTTACTATCGTCGTATCATTGTAAATAATTTGATGTGAGGACTCGTTTTCTCATATTTATAAACTAAATAAAGTCAGGGGGAAACTCCTGACTTTTTCTTTTGGAGGTAAATATGGAAAAATATGGGTTTGTTTATATTTGGTTCGATCGTAAACATAAAAGATATTATGTTGGATGTCACTGGGGAACTATTGATGATGGGTATATTTGTTCATCTAGATGGATGCGAAATTCATATAATCGTAGAAAAGAAGACTTTAAAAGACGTATTATAAAAACAAATTTAGATAGAGAAGAAATGTATACTGAAGAGCAACGTTATCTTGATATGCAAAAACCCGAAGAAAAAAAATTACGTTATTATAATATACAAACAAAAAATGGTAACCTTTGGCACCAATACCCAGAATCCGTAAAAACTATTGGACAAAAAATATCATTTTCTAAAACAGGTAAAAGTGTTCCAGCACCACCAAGCCGAGGACCAGCGATTTCTGCTGCTAAGAAAGGTAAACCATTAACTGAAGAACATAAAGCAGCCCTTCGTAAAATAAAGAAAAAGCCTCACACAGAAGAGTGGAAGCAACAGAACTCAGAAAAATTCAAGCAGCTCTGGTTAGACCCAGAGTTTAAAGCCAAACAGTCAGAAGCTAGAAAAGCTGCTTGGATTAAAAGACGACAAAAGATAAATAACAATGAACTTGCTCAATGAAGGCAAAGAACATAAGACGGTTTCAAGCCGCAAACTT